AGCTCGGACAGCAGCGCGTCGTAGTCCACGTCGAGCGCGCCATCCTGGCTCACCACGAGGTACGCGCCCGCGAGTTGCGCAGCCGTGACCGCCGCGTCGCTCGACAGGTTCAGGTCGCGCTGGAGCTGATCGCGCAGCGCGTCGTAGTCGACCGTGACGCGCCCCTGCTCGTCGAGACGCACGTACGCGCCCGTGAGTTCCGAAGTCAAGCGCGCCTGAGCCGAGCGCCGTGTGCGCGGGTCGTTTGCGCCCAGCGACGGCGACACGCGCCCTTGCTGGTACAGCGCGCCTTTCGACTTGCGCCTGGTCTCGCGCGGATCGGTCACGCAAGCCTCCCAGCGCGTCGCTGGCCGCCCGCCTCGATCACCGCGAGCATGAATTCAAAGCCCCAGCCGCCCACGCCGCGCAGCACGAGCCACACGTAGTTCCCCCGCACGCGAGGCAGCTTCGCACCGGAGACGCCTGGGGCAATCTTGAACTGGCGGCGAGCCTTGCCGAAGTCGCGCGCCGTGTCGCTGGAGTAGACCTCGACGATGCACCCATCGCCGCGCGCGTCCAAGGCCACTTGAAGCTCGGTCAGCATCATGTCGAGCCGCGCATCGTCCCACGTGAGCGGTCCGAATCGGCACTTCGAGTAGATCGGCACGTCAACGTCCTTCGTCGCCGCGGCGTCCAGCTTGCGCACTTGGCCGTCGCCGAATCCGATCACAACCGCCGCATCCGAAGGCTTGTCGCCGTCCACCGTGATCGCGTCGGTCACTATGCGCCCCGCAAACTCGTGCTCCTGCAGCGCGTCGACACTGCGCTCCCACGAGAACCAGCGGCTTGAGCCCGCCTCGGTGCCGTACGGACACGCGAAGATGTCGAGCCGGTCGGCGCGGTAGTTCCACGCCATGCGGATGAAGTTCTTCGACAGGTCCACGGAGCGGAACACCTCACGCATCCGCGCGCCGCTCAAGACCTCGATCTGTTGCCCGCCGCGCACGACGGCAAGCTCGCCCTCGTTCGTCCAGAAGTACAGCTCGCCGCTCGGACCCACGCACCATGCGCGCCCGAACGCCCCGCCCATTGAGCGCGTCAGCACGTCGTACACGCCGTTCCCACCGGGACCGGGATCGCCCGTGAGCCGCCAGATCGAGTGATCGCCGAACACGATGGCGAAGTCGTCCGTGATCGGCGCGAACCCGTTGAGCACGTCGTCGACGTCGAAGCTCGGCGGGAGCCCTGAGTTCCACGCCTGCGCGGGCGAGACGACCTCGGGCGCGTAGTCCCAGTCGAACGGGTTGCCCGTGGCCGAGTAGAACGCGCGCGAGCCGGCAAGCGCCACGAGGCGAGCGCGATACGCCTCAAAGATGGGGGCCGCGACCGGCACCTCGCCCGCCGTGGTCGCCGTGAACAAGCTGGTCTCGCGCGTGCGGATGTCGGTCTTGAACGAGCGCACGCCGTCCGTGGTGAACACGAAGCGCCCCAACGCCTGCGAGTGCCAGTAGCGCGCCGCCGCCGCGGTCACCTGCGAGCCGCCCGAGGTCACTTGCTGGTAGTCCGTGCCGAACACCACGATGTTGCGATCGACGACCGCCACGCGCTGACGCAAGCGCCCCTCGCCCGTCTCGGCCACGAGCGCCACGAGTTGAGAGCGCGCGATCCCGCCCGTGCCGACCTTGAAGTCGCTGGAGCTGAACGTGATCGACGCCGCACCCGAGGACGCCGTGGTCGCGTTCTGGTTGCGCGCGACGATCGTGAGCGTGCTCGTCGTGAGCCCGACCGCAGACACAAGCTCGGAGCGCGTGGTGCTCGCCGCGTACAGCGTGCCCGAGCCCGTCTCCAAGTTGATCGCGGCCTTGAGGTTCGTGAGGCACGCATCGACCGTCGTGCCGATGTCCACCTCACGCGGATTCGTGGGCGTGGCGACGAACGTGTAGGTCTCCAGCGTCGCCGTCGTTCCCACCGTACCGTTGAACGTGACCGTCGTGCCCGCTGACGGGATCGACAGCATGGTGAGCGTGACCGTGTTCTCGCGGCGCAGGCCGAGCACGATCGACTCCGCGCGCGTGATCGTCTCGTCACCGTACGCGGGCCGAGGTTGCTGGAGCGCGATCGAGTAGCACGCCTGCGCACGCGGCGCGGTCGGCTGGAGCAAGACCACCCCGTCCTTGTCGAGAACCACGTACTGCGGCGGCGCGTTGGCGATCGTCGCGCGCTCGGCGTGCCACGGAACGTAGGCGTTGTCGAACTCGTCCACGGCCATCTCAAGGCCCGCGAACGAGAACGCATCGTTCGCCACCGGGGACGCGCCCCCGATGCTGTACGTCCACGCGCCCGTGAGCGAGAAGTCGTCGCCCCGGTCGAAGATCAGGCGCACGCTCTCGAACGTGCCAGTCGCGCTGGCGATCGGCCCCAGGCTCACAAGGTTGCCGTCCGTGCGCCACGCGATCCCGCCGCCGAGCGCGCTGGTCGTGCCCACGCCCGTCTCGGGGCTGGCGACGATGTACGCGATGTCCTGCGTGTCGCCGTCAAGCACCGTCACGTTGCCGAACGGGCTCAGCGCTTGCCGCGATCGGTGGAAGTCCGCGACCGTGCCGTCCGCAGGCGGGGGCGGCGTGGAGTAGTACGGGTGCGACGTGGGAAGCTTCGCTTGCTCGCCGTAGTACCACGCGATTGCGCCCTCCACGAGTTGACGCTCGGCGGTCGTGATTACGTCCGTGCCCGAGCGCTGGATCGCCACGATCAAGCCGACCTCGCCGCTCCAAAAGCTGTCGAAGGGCGAGAAGTTGGACGCGGGGAAGAACGAGGTTTGCCCGATGCGCGTGGGGAACGGCGAATCGCTCGCGGCGGCGGTGCCCGTGTGAACTGGTGACCCCGCTCCGTTGAGCATGGGCTCGCCGTTGAAGTAGATCTCGTACGCGCTTCCTGTGGTCTGCGGATTCGACACCCACGAGATCAGCGACCACTTGGACCCGCTCGGCGTCGCAACGTGGTAGCGCGTGGTCGTGGTGTCGCGGTCCACAACGGCCAGCGTGTCCGCAGAGAACGCGCCCGCCGTGCTCATGTTCGAGCAGATCGCGCGCGTGAACTGGTTGTTCGATGCGTCCACGAAGCGCTGAGAGAGCAGCGTGCTGCCAGCCGCAGCGGGCTCAGGACGGCACGCCACGAACACGGCCCAGCGCGCACTACTCGCCAGCGCGCCCGCAGCACCGAAGCCGGGGATCAGCGCGGTCATGATCTCGCTGGCGTTCGCGTCGATCGTCGGGTTCGCGGGCGATGCGAGCAGCGTGCTCTTGCCGTCAAACACCATGACGGGGCGACCGCTCATGCCCTCCGCGCGGAACTTGGGCGCGGTCGTGGTGACCACGCGGCCCGCGCGCAGCATCCCCGTGGTCGCAGGACTGCTCGTGCCCTGAGGCGTGAAGCGGAACGTGGCCGACGTGATCGTGATGGTCAGCTCGGGCTGCGGCTCAGTCGGCGACCCGATGAGCGCGCGCACGCGATCCGTGTCGTCCATGAACACGAGCGCGCTACCCGCCGAGACGTTCAAGATGCCGTTGTTGATGATCGCGCGCAGGTTGGCGATCGTGAGCGTCGCGCTCGCGCCAATGGCCACCTCGTACGCCGCCGTCGCGCTTGACTTGAACGTCCACGTCTCGCTCGCGCCCCCATCGCGGCGCGCGATCACCAGCGTGTCGTTGTTGCTCGGCTGGCCGCTGAATCGACCCTGGCGCTCAATCACCGTGACGCTCTCGCCCGTCGTCACCAGACGGCGCTCGGACCCCTCGCTGTCGAAGAACTCGAACACTTGGTCGCCCGTGTCGAGGTCAAGCTCCGCGGGGTCGAACACGCACCACTTGCGCGTGTCCCACGAGCCCAAGTTGTTGAGCCACCACGAGCGGAACGAGTCGTCGAGGCGCTGGCCCGCGTTGGGGAAGCGAGGATCGAACCCGCGCTTGGAGTTGAGCGTCGAGCACACCGCCACGCGCCCGCTCGCGTTGACCGACAGCCCGCTCACCGGCGAAGGCACCTGCGACCGCGACAGTTCGCGCGCGAGCGTGCTGATGTTCTCGTAACGCACGACGTACGACCGCCCGCGCACCGTGTCGTCGAGGCCCGCGTACAAGAGCCCCGCGTGGACCGCGAGCTTCGCCACGAACGCGCCGGGCTCGATCTCCCACACAATGCGCCAGCCCGAGAACGTGTCCTTCTGGTAGGCCCACAGACGCGACCGTCCCGCGCTGCCGCCTTCGCTCGTGCCCACGTAGAACGCGCGCACCAAAGGGTCGATGGCGAGCGCGTAGCACTTCTGCCCGCTCGACTGCACCGGGAGCACGATCGTGTCGATCTCCACGCCTTGCGAGTTGCGCACGACCACGTGCGTCCCGCCTTCGAGCGCGTAGCTGTTCCCGTCCGCGTCCACGCGCACCGCACGCGTCTCGCGCGCGCCGCCTTGCCACAACTCCACCGGCGTCGCCAGTTCGTCGTAGTTGCTCGTGCGCGTGTCCACCACGCAGTCGGCCATCGCGCGCACGCCGGTCGCCCCGAGCGCCGCAGAGCAGAACGCGCTCAGGCCCTCGCGCGAGCCGCCCCCGTAGCGCCCCGTGCGCGGGTTGCGCGTGAGGACGTTGAGGGACTCGGGGGTCGTGCCTCGCGCCTGGTCCGGCCCCGGCATCGAGTCGTCACGCCCGCCCGAGGGCCAGTCAAGGCGGATGTTCACTGGAGCGTCACCACGGGGTCGCCGCCGTAGTAGTCGTTCATGATCCCGCGCGCCATTTGCACGCTCGTATTGCGAGGCCGCTCCATGTACTGGAAGGCGCGCATGTCGGCGTTGACGGCCATCTGCCACACCGGGCCAGCCTGGATGCGGTCGATCTCGGCCTGCACGTCGGTGCGCCCGTCGTTAGACCAGCCGGCCGCGTAGGCGCGCACGAGCTCGAGGAACAGCGTCTCCAGCAGCGGCAGGTGCGTGGGGAGCGGGACGTTCGTGGTCGGGTTGCACTCGCGGTCAACCATGTTGACCCACTTCATCGACCCGAAGGCGAGCAGTGCGTTCGCTCGCGGCGCGGTGTGGGTGGGCCAGAAGGCAAGGTGCGGCCGCACTTCACCCGCATCCGTGAGGTCGGTGTACGGCGCGAGGACGATCGAGTAGCCGTCGCTCGTGCTGCCGTACTGCGCCCGGGTGCGCACGACGTCGCCGTAGTCGCGCGAGTAGACCACGCGCAGCCCGCTCGCATCCGCGGCCGCAACGTCGTTCAGTTGCGCCATGTCGGCCGGCAGGCAGAGCTTGTCGGTGTTCGCCGGGATCGTCAGCGCCCAGCGCCGCGCTTCGAGCCAGCGCCACGGGTGCGCGTAGAGGATCGTCCCCGCCGCGTCCACGATGCTCAGCCGATCGAGCGGCTCGTCGTCGTCCACGCCCAGCTTGTGATTGATCGCTTCGTAGCAGCGCTTGAGGGTGAGGACCATGACGACTCCTGCGGGGAAAGGAAGGGCCGGGCGGTCTGCGTGCTGTGCAGACCGCCCGGCGTCAGATCAGCTGTCAGCGTCGACCGCGTAGTTGCAGAACGACCAGCCCCAGCCGAGGCCGTTGAAGTGGCCATTGGCGCGCGTGGCCGACACGTCCGCGCCCACCTGCTTGAAGATCACCTTGCGGTTGCGAGCCCCGGCGACCAGCGTGGTCGGCGTGGTGCGCTGGTGGGCCAGCGAACCGACCGCGCTCATCGACGGCGTGTAACCCTGGCCCGTCGCGCCGGTGGCGCTGAGCTTGGTCATGCCGGTGACGTAGCCACAGACGGTCACGCTGCCCTTCGCGCCGGCCGCGACAGCCGCGTCCGCGACGCAGTAGATGTCCACCTCGGAGTGATGCAGGGACACCGTGTCGACGTCGTAGTCGCGCACGTAGGCCCACGCCGAAGTGCCCTGACCGGAGGCGGTCGGGGGAGACAGCGGGTTGTAGCTCGTCGCCACAGCCAGGGCCATGTCGAAGCACATCACCTTCTTGGCGGTCGCAACCTCCGAGAACGTGACGTCGGTGACGGACAGTTCCGCCATCACGGGGAGCTGACCAGGGAACGCGGTGTAGTAGGGAATCAGAATCATGGGTCAGCCTCTCAGTAGGCGCTAATGCCGGAGGGGGTGGCGGACGGGAACACGATGGCTTGACGACGCAGGTCGGTCGCAGCCCAGTTCCACTCCACGTCGAGGTACGACCCGTACACGTCCGGGGTGTTCCACGCGGGAGTGATCTTGCGCTCGCGGAACCAGTTGAGCTTGTGCGCAACCGGGAACAGCGAGTCGCGGCGGTGCAGGATCGCGCGCGGACCCTTGGCGTCGCCTTGGCCTTCGGTGACGAGAGTGGTGTTCGTCGCGCCGGCATAGCCAGCGTACGTGTCCATCTCAGGCCACCACTCGACCGGCACGCCGCCCACGATGGGATTCGTGACGTTCGGATCGCGGCGGTCGGGAGCGACCCAGATGTGCTGGGTGTTCACGACGGCCTGGATCAGGTCGAGCAGCTTGCCCGACGCGTACCACACGCTGTCCGCCGTGTTGCCCTTGTACTCGAAGCCCGAGAGCATCGTGTTCGGGATCGACGTCGGCACTTGGAACGACGTCTCGCGCAGCGCACGCAGCATCGCGTTGAAGAAGCCGGTGCCGGTGTTGTCGATCGTGCTGTAGCTCACTTGGCGAGGCACGAGCACGTTGCGACCGTTCGGAGCCACGAGGCCCGCGTCGTTCACGTTCAGGCCGAACTTGGTCGTCCAGCGGCCGTTCACGATGCCCGCGGTGTTGTAGTCCGTGCCGGCCGAGCCAGCGGTCAGACCCGTCGCGGTGGTGATGCCGAAGCACGCATTGAACCACTCGTTCACGAGCGCCATCAGCGACGTGACTTGCGTCGGCTTCGACTGCGTGCGGTCCTCCATCGTGGTGAAGTTCGGGACCGCCGACGTCATCTTCTCCAGCTTGTTGGCGAGAGTGACGGCGCGTTCGGCTTCCTTGTTCTTCTTCGTGCTGGAGAGGCGATCGTAGAAGAGGTCCCAGCGACCGGCTTCCGCCAGCGACGTCAGGCCCTCGTTCTTCTCGATCTCGGCGTCGACCCACGCCATGTCCTGATACATCAGGATGATGCGTTGCGAGCCGATGCGGATGTTGTCGGTGCGCGACAGCGAGCGCAGGCCGCCGGGGTTGATGACCTTGAGGTCGTTCCCCTCCTTCGGGTTGAACTGGAAGTCGAACTTGTCGCCCCCCACCATCCCGAGTCGGTACGCGGCAGCGTCCGTGAAAACGTACTTGTTGAGGCCCTGCATCGGCAGGGGCTGGTCGCCCTTGACGATGTGGGTAGTGCCAGTTACGGCGTTGAAGTTCAGCAGTGCAGACTGGATCAGGCCATCGACGGCCATCGCTCACCTCCTAGTTGTGCGAGGCCGCGAAGCCGTTGCGCTGCGACTCCATCATCCGCGCCACGAACTGCTCACGAGCGGCAGCGTGCGGGTTGGTTGGGGCCGCAGGGCGCGCAGGATTGCGGCCCGACATGTCGACCATCCCGCGCTGCGCAGCACCATGCGGCGCAACCGGGGCGGTCTGAGCGCGCTCTCCGACATCGAGGGCAATCGTGGCAGCGTCCAAGAGCAGCGTGCGGAGGACAGCCTTGTCGGTGTCCCAGCCCACGTACTTCGGCAGGTCGCCGATCTTGTCCACCACCATCAACGTGTCCTGCCAATTGTCGTTGTCGCCGAGTTCCTCAACGGATTTGGTCAACTCGGCGCGGACGTCGAGCACTCGCTGCACCTGAGTCACGTCAGAGCCTTGGCTCCTCTGGTCGAGCTCGGCGCGCAGGCGCTCTTGCTCGGCCAGGACGGGGGACAGGGCAGCCTCGATCGCCGCTTTGACTTTCGGATTCGCCGCGATTTCGGGACGCGCAAGGAGTTCGGCCAGACCGTTCGGCGCTGCGGGGGCTTGCACGTTGCTCGACGTGCTCGCCGCGGCTGCGGAAGGTGAGCTCTGGACTTTCCCTGCGTCGCCTCTCTTCGCGGCTGCGTAATCCGCAGCCTGGCGGTCCTGGCCACGGGCAAGCTTGACACCCCGCCGAAGGATGCCTTCCTTGTCTTGCCCGACCTTCTCCAGGAACTCGCCTTCCGTCCAACCGATCCGAAGGAATGCCCGGCGAGCGCGCTCGTAGCGGGTGTCCAGCGGATCGGGGTTGCTCTGCTCCGGCAGCGCCGGGGCTTGCTCTTGTGTGGGCGCGGGGGCCTCAGCGGGCGCACTCTTGGCCGCCGGCTCGGGCTCAGCCTTCGCGCCCGTCATGCGGGCCACGAACGCCTCCTGCGCCGTCATCATCCCAGCCGGCCGCTCGCCCTTGAACGGCAGCGGCGGCGCGGCCTCACTCGCGGTGGGCGTAGTGGAGGGGGTTTCCGTCTGCGGCTGCGGCGTGCTCGATGCGGCGGATTTGCTGAGCGTTTCGGATGAGGGGAACTTTGCGGCCATCTCGGATCACCGTGTCGCCCTTGTGGTACTTGACGTGGCTGTCGGGGAAGTTGGTGGCGATGTGCCCAACGTCCCGAGCGATCGAGATGCGCGGGGCCGCGATGACCCGCTTGCAGCGCTTCCCGTCGACCACGATGGTTTGCGGAGCCCGGCCCATCCGGTACTCCCGCTCGATCACGTCGCCGTTCGGCGACTCGTAGACGTACACGCTCACAGCTTCTGCACCTTGGCTTTCGACTTGGGCGGCGGCGCTTCGATTTGCTGGGGCTTCGGCCCGCCCGACGGCGCGGTCTTGACGCCCATGCCAGGATCGAACGCGAGCTGCGCGCCCGGCCTCGAGGTCGACTGCGGGCGCTGGGGCTGGCCCTGCTGACCAAGCTGCAGCGCCGCGATCGTGCGGAACATCTGCGCGTCGACCAGCTTCAAGGCCCACTGCGACCCGTAGGCCCGCGCGTGCTGGCGGACGATCGTGTCGATGTCGACCGCAACCGCGTGAGGCCCAAGCCCCACGAGCCACTGGATGAGCCCCTGTGTCGCCAGAAGCTCCTGCTTCAGCGTGATGTCGTTCTTCGGGCGGCCGCTCATGGTGTCGACGGCCAGGGCCAGCTCGCGGTGCGATTTCGCACCCTGCGGCGTCCCACGCGTCTCGACCATCGCCGCGCCGTAGACCTCCTGAAGCTCAGGCGGCAGCGGCCCGATGCGCGTGGAGACCTCGGGATGCACGTCGTACCAGTAGGCGAACTTCGCGCCCACCTGCCGCCACAGGTCGTTGTAGCCGTTGACGTAGAGCCCCATCGTCGACGAGTAGCCGAGCTGCGCGTTCTGCACAGCCGTCGCCGTCGCTTGCGAGTCCACGTCGCCGAGGCGCGAGTGGATGCCGCTCGAGCGCTGCATCTGCTCGAACGCCCACTGGAACGCCGCCATGTGCTGCGGCTGCATCCCGCCGCTCTCAAGCTGCCCGAACATCTCGCCCAGCGCGCGGCCCTGCGGAAGCGTGATGACCGCGCCATTCGGGGCGTTGCGGATCGAGGCCGCCGTGACGTTGTCCTGCGTGACCGCGAGCTGCTTGTAGGTCTCGATCGCGTCGCGGATCGCCCGGGCGATGTCGTTGACGAACCCGCCCTGCGACGACGAGGCCACCAGCGGCGCGAGCTCGACCGGCAGCTCGCCGATCTTGAAGCCCGCCACGAAGGCATAGGGGCCGCAGGGAGACCCAAACCAGGGCTCCGGCTTGCGCACGTTCACGCCGCGGGTCGGAGGCCCGATGGTGGGATCGAGAACGTAGCGAACAACGCCGTGAAAGCCCTGGTCGGGGCCGTGCTCGTCGTCCAACTGGTCCGTGGGGAACCACATCGGCCAGTAGACGAGTTCGTGTCGCGTGACGCCGGAAGGGACTTCCTGCGCGCGCTTGGGGTCGCGGGAGAGTCCCTGCGCCACCTGCTTGAGCGACGCCACGTCCCAGCCCAGCCCCGGCTGAGCCTCGGCCTCGGCGATCACCTCGTCGATCGGACGCGACACGCGATGCGCCCACCACTGAGCGCGCGAGCGGTCATGCTGGCCCGGATCGGTCAGGAACTCGTCGAAGGCTAGGCGCTCGGCGAACGGCTCGAGCTGCCCGTAGCGGCTGCGGATGCCGCACACCAGGCGTGCAGACCGGAAGCCGTAGTCGATGGCGCAGCGCTCGGCCAGCGCCCGCAGGTTCAGCCGGCGAGCCTGCGCGTTCGCAGCCAGCTCGATGAGGTTGGCGCGCTCCGGGGGCCACTCCAGCCCGCCGGCCTCGATGATCCACTGCGGCAGGTAGCCGACCTCGGCCAAAAACGAGCGCAGCCACGTGTGCCGCCAGTTCTCGGGGTCGTCCTTGACCTCGGGGATGTCCGCGTTGCCGCCGTACGACTTGCCGCACGCACGCCGGTACTCGTACTCCAGTGCAGCGCTGTGCGGCTGAAGCTGCGAGCGAGCTTGGACGATCTCGTCCTGAAGCTCGCCGTAGTCGCGGCGATCGGGCTGCTGGAGCGTTTCGGCCATTCGGTGGAAACCGAGCTGGCCGGCACGAGACACGAAGGAGGCTGGCGGCCCCTCAGGTCCGTGCCAGCCACTTGCGGCAGGGGATCAGCCCGCGCTCGTGTGCGTTCAAGTCAAGCACCCACGGAGGGGCGCGTCAAGGGACGGGCGCGTGCGCGATCGAGACCGCGTGATGCACCACCACGGGATTCTTCCCCGCGCGGTGGAGGAAGTAGTACACGTCCACGACGCAGCCGGCGGGCGGCTCGAAGGCCACCCCGCGCTCGTCGGTCGCGCCCCACGCGATGCGGTGCTCGAAGTTGTAGCCCGCGGCGTCCAAGTCCCAGGCGCTCGGCGGGTCGCGGAACACGCCCGTCAGCCCGTGGTCGACCCACAGCGGCGCATCGTCGTCGAACGTGATCTTGCGGCGCTCGGCCACCACGTCGACCTTCTCGAAGTTGCCCTCGACCAGCGCCACGCCGTTCTCGTCGCGCGGGGTGAACTGCGTCAGCGGACCTTGGCCCACGTAGTAGGTCGTCTCGATGTGCGCCATGCCTAGTAGTACCTCGCGCGTTGCGTTCCCTGGCCCTGGTCCATGATGGCCCTCAGCCGCTCCTCATCCGCCCCGCTCATTGCGATGTGCGGCGACACCGAGCGGATCAGGTTCTGCGCCGGCCGCATGTCGCGGTCGATCTTGAACACGTCCATGCACAGGTAGCGTAGCGCGTCGCAGCCGTCGTCGAAGCCGCGCTTCTTGTCGGGGACTGGCAGGAAGCCCTCGGGCCGATTCGGGTCGGGCGCGAACTGGTAGGTGAGGATCTCCTCGTGCAGGCCGATCGGTGCGCGCTTGTGCCGCAGCGCCTCGTCGGTCGGGCCGTAGTGCACGTCGCCGAACAGGAACAGCCGATCTTGCGCGAACATCGTGTTCACGAGGTCGATGCCACCCTGAACCCAGTCCTTCGTCTGGCGCGTGTTGTCGGCCGCTTGGCAGATTTGCCCGACCTTGCGGCCCTGCGCGCGATGGCCCAGCCGCTCGTTGAACAGCTCCCAGATCGCCCGCGCGCTCGGGTCGCACAGGATCGCCTCGATGCGGTACAGGTCGACCAGTTCCTTGACCTTCTCGGCCCACCAGTCGATCCCGCGGTCGTGGAAGTGGACCTCGGCGATGCGGAACAGCTTGCCGCACGCTGACACCGCACCGACTTGCAGCGAGCCCGCGTGGCCGATGGCCCAGTCGAAGCCCGCGACGACGGACTTCACACCGAGGCGCTGCGGTTGCCCGCTCGGCGTGCGCCAACTGTCGATGACCAGCGTCGCGCCGCCCGTCGCCGAGTCGCGCTCGAACAACCCGCGCACGATGTGGCGCTTCGGGTCGTATGCCTTCCAGCACCGGCCCTGCACGCTCATCCACTTGCCCTCGTAGTACACCGAGCGGTAGGGCTCAGGCAGCGAGCGCAGGCCCTCGAGGTACTCGTGGTCGATGGCGGGGTTGTCGCGGTGCGTCGCGGTCACGCGCACCATCTGCCCGCGGCTCTGCTCAAAGCGGCGCACGAGCCAATGGTTCTCGCCGTGCACGATGGACGGATTGCACTCGGCGACCATCTGACGCCAGAACAGAGGCGTCCCGTAGTCGTCCTCGCCGTCGTGGACGTGCAGCACGACCCCGTTGCGGCGCACGTCGCGCTCGCTGAACCGCTCCGTCATCGTGAGCACTTCGCTCACGGTCTTCCCCGCGTGCTCGCCGTCCGTGACGATGCCGTCGGGATACTGACAGTGCGGGTGAGGGATGCCGCGCCCACGCATGCGGGTCTTGATCGTGTTCCAGTGGTGCTCGGCGATGCGCTCGTTCGTCGCCTCAAGGAACAGCACCAGATCCCAGTCGGTCGACAGGTAGAGCTCGATGCGGTCGACGCCGCCGAGCTTGATGTGCGCGCCGTTCGTGCGCTCGCCGTTCGCGCTGACCGGGCCGTTCAGGTAGTCGTAGGTCGTGCGGTGATCGCGCGAGCCGCCGCGCTGAAGGATCTCGCTGTCGAGCCCGATGACGAACGACTCGAACAACGGCTGGAACGACTCGCGCAGCGACTCGCGGGTCTCGCGCAGGATCAGCATGCGCGCCTGCGGGTACTTCGTGCCGATCGCATGCACGCGCACGCTGTCGGCGAACGTCTTGCCCGTGCCCGCCGCGCCTTCGTACAGGACTTCCTGGAAGCCCCACAGGCACTGCGGGTCGCGCTCGCCGTCGTAGACCGTGCCCGATGGCCCGCGCGTGCACGTGCAGCGCAGCAGGAGCTTCCCAGTGCCAACGAGCCGCAGCTTGCGGCGCTGCTCGATGGCGACCATCAGCCGCCTCTCCCGGTCACCCTCGGTTTCGCGCCTCGACCGCGGAACGGGCCGTCAGGGATGCCGGCCTGCACAGTCGGGATGACGCCTGCGCCGGGGTCCACGGGGGGAGTCGTGCCGCCGCCGCTGGGGGGCGGGGCGACTGGCGCGACGGTCTGCGTGAACGTCGATGAAACCTCGAACTGGCACGCGCCAAACGCGTTGCTTGTCGTGCTCGCGGGCGTCGCCTGCACGAAGCGGGACGCCACAACGAACTGGCAAACACCGAAGGCGTCTGAGGTGAATGTCGGCACTAGAGGGCTCGGAAGCGCAGATTCTGCGCGGTCGCTGGCACCGTGATGTCCGTCCCCGAAGGCTGCGCGTCGAGGCTTGAGTCGAAGGCCGCAATGGCGAGCGCGTAGAGCTCAACGAGACTCGTGGCCGTGTTGAAGCGGGGCAGGCAGAGAACCGCGTGCGTGATGGTGCACCCCGCGTCCGAGCCTCCGGGGGCGGCGAACGTCAGCGTCACGCCGGTTTTTGTCCGCACGCACCAGTTGCCGCTACCGATGTCGGCCGCTTCGAGTTGTCCAAGCGACGCGCTGACCAGCCGGCGCGCCGTAGCGCCAACGCTGTAGGTGCCAGTGCCCCACTCGGCAATTGTCGGCTCGCCCACTCCGCGCACACCGAAGGCATCGGTGGTGAACGGCGTGGGGTAGGCGGGAATCGTGGAGCGCACGTCCGACTTGAGCAGGCGGATGTACGCCTTACTCGCCTCGATGTTCGGCGCGGTCACCATGCCCGGCAGGCCCGACGTGTACCCGCTCGTTCCGCCATACGCGAGGTACCTGCAGAGCGACTCCTCGAACGAACTGAACGCAGCCGCGAAAGTTGCCATCAGCGGAACCTGAACTCGAAAGCGCCAACCTGAAGTGAATCGAAGCTGCCCGCCGCCGTGTCGAACGTCGGAGACGCGGGCGGCGTTCCGCTGAATGCGTCGCGCAGGATGCCGTGGTTTGTCGTGCCCTCACGAATCGCGATCGATAGCGCGTGGATCGTCTGCACCGCCGTCGCCGTTCCGAAGCCGACCACCACGGCGTTGCTCACTCGCGCGTTGGCCGTTCCGCCACCGGCCAGCGTCCACGAAGCAGTGTTGCGCGGGACGGCGACGGGGCCAGCGTAGCCCGCAAAGTCCGCCTGATTCGTGCTGAACGATCCGCCTTCGCCCGGGTCCGCCGTCTTGTGCAAGTTGAGCCGGAACTCCGTCGGCGTCCACTGGTAGCCGGACTCCTCCCACGGCGGGCGCTCGTTGAAGAACAGCATGCGCAAGAACATCTCGCGCCAGTAGTACGTCGTGCAGTCGGTCAGCTCAGCCATTCGGATACCCCGCGTGTGCGACCGCCGCGTTGAACACTTGCTCGGCCCACGGCTTCATGAGCGGGCGAGCGCCGCCAGGATTGGCAAACGCGCCAGAGCTCGAGTTGACGCCCCAGCGCACTTCGCTCTTGCGGATCAACGCGCCCGCACTCGACCCGTAGGACAGCAGCGCATCGCGCCACGCACGCGCTTGGAACGGGTTGTGCGGATCGCGCCACGCCTTGCCCGCAGTGCGCAGCGCCGCAGTCGGCAAGCGGCCCGGAACGAAGTCGTCGGGCGTGATGTTCGCTTCCTCGGGGATCACTTGGTTGGGCGGCGTCGTGCTGTTGCCTGAGTTCACGAGACCTGCAGGCCAGCGACACATGAACAACACGTCGGCCGTCTCGGGATAGTTGCGCTTGAGCATCCGCCACGGGTTCATGCGCTTCTCGGCGCTCGGCGTCGTGCTCCACTTGTCGCGCGAGTCAACGCGGTGCAACCACTGTGCGCGATCGCTCATGTAGATCTCGCCGAGCAAATAGCCCGGCTTCTGCGATGGCGTGAGCGGCTCAATGTCGAACTGCTCCAAGTCGGTCTGCGCCTCGTTCGTCGCCACGACCTTCATGCGGTGCGAGCTGCGCGGGACGTTGCCTGCGCGCCCGACGTACGGCGAGGCGAAGCGCGCCATCAGCGAGTCGGGCATGCACGCGAGCATCAGCCCGATCGTGCCGCCCCACGAGTTGCCCAGGTACACGCCGAAGTTCGGGTTAATCGAGTTGCCCGCGCCGAGCAGCGTCGCGCCCAGCGTAGTCGTCGAGTCCGCGTTGTCCTTGATCTCCTGGATGCAGCGCCCCACCCAGAACACCGCATCCGGCCACATGGCCAGCGGGCGCAGGTCGTTCATGGGCGCGGTGCCCGAGAGGTTGCTCGCGTTGCCCGGGTAGTCGATCGAGAACACGACGTAGCCGCGCGCGATGAAGTGTTCGAGGAAGTCGTCGAACGCGCTCGCGTCGTACGCGCCGCGCTCGCCGGGATTGAAGCCCAGCCCGCCGCGCACGTGCAGCACCCAGCCCGCGCCAGTGAAGCTCGCGCTTGGACGCCAACACGCGATCGAGCACTGGCCCGCCATGCCGCCAGACCAGAACACGCGGCGATTCGGCCCAGTCGCCGTGATTGCGCCGGGCGCGTCGCTCGTTGCGCGCGTGAAGGTGAACGCCGGGGGGCCAGGTGTGTAGACCATTACTTGTTCTGCGACCCGTTGTAGATGAACTCCCACTCGCGCGGGCGAAGCAGCACGGCGTTCTCAGTGCTCGCCGTCGCGATCGTCTGGTACACGTTCGACGAGTTGAAGCGCAGCGGCCAGCCCATGCCGTTCTTGGGGTTGTAGGGCGAGCGCGGATACCAGCCGTGGACGCCGGGAATGTTGATGTCGCCCGTGCCCGACGAGCCTTCGACCGCGCGCATCAGAACCGTAATGCCCAGGTGCTCCGTGAACAGGTTCACGATGTCGCGCGCAACACTGTGCGAGCACGAGCGGAACGTGCGGTTCACGTAGGCCGAGCCCGCGGTGCCCGTGTGCGTCGCGCCACCGCCGCCGATGGTGAAGGTCGCCTCGACGTTGAACGTGTGCGTGCCCGTCGCGCCGTCGCCCAGCGGTTGCGAGATGTGCGTGATCTTGACCTCGAGCGAGAAGTTGACCGCGCCCGCGCCCGACACTGGATCGGATTGCAGGATCAGCACGGGGCCGACCGCGCCGTCGTTGTTGAGCTTGCCGCTGATCCACGTCTCGTCCTTGACCGTGGTGGCGATGCCGCCCACGAAGCCCGAGATGTTCGTCTGTCCGTTCGCCCCAGCGCCGATCGACGTGAGCAGCACGAGGTCGTCGCCGCTGCTGTTGTCCAAGTCGATCAGCACCGGCGTGATGGTTGCGCCAGTGCCTCCCGTCACCCACAAACACGCCGCGCCCAAGTCGCCGAGCCCGCTGCCCGCCTTCGTGAGCGTCTTGGTGCTCTCGGTGTAGGTCGCGCCCGTGAACGCTTGGTACGGGCCTTTCTCGAACCAGTGCGCAACGCTCGCGTTCCAGCCTGCAGACTCGTGCGCCCAGGGATCCCAGCCGTTCTTCTCGGCGTTGCAGAAGAACATCAGCAGCTCGATGCCGAGCGTTGCCGCGCCCCACGAGAGGTTCCCCGTCTCGCGGAACGTCACGGTTTGCCCGTTCGTCCACGTGCCCGGCGGGATCGTGACCGAGGGCGTCAGGTACCAGTTCTGCTCCGTGTTGCTGCGCGCGCTCGGGAACGGCGCGTCGATCGACACGAGCTGCGGCGCGTTGCACAGCCCGCCCGCGCTCTGGAGGCTCACGTACGGCCACCAGATGCCTCGTGAGCCAGCGGCCCCGCGCGTGCCCGTGTACGTCAGCTCGTGCGCGTCGCCGCGCTGGTCCGTGAGCATGTACACGCCGTCGGCGTAGTCCACGATGAACACGAGGTCGCCAGCCGCAGGCGTCTCAACGAACGTCGAGTACCCCGCGAGCGTGGGCGACGAGACAAGGTCGAGCGGGATGAACGGCGACTCGTTGTTCACGTCGTTCGCCGTACCCGCCGCGTTTCGACCGCCGTAGTAGTTGATCTCGGCGTGCGTCGTGTCCGTCGCGTTCACGCGGTAGATGAAGCACCCGGCCAAATCCTCGGGCGCAGGCAACGCCTTCCCGCCCGACGCGATCGCCTGCGTGTGCGGCCACACGATCACGCGGTACTCCACGTCTTCGGCAAGCGTGATGCGCTGGCGCGTGGCGTTAATCTCCGCCGCGGTTCCGCTGCCGCCAGATCCGCGCAGCGAAACGCGCATCTGCCGATTGCCCGTGTGCGATCCGCTGAGGTTGTACGCCGTGATGAACCCCTGGTATGCAGGCCCAACGTCATCGGCGTTCGTGTTGCCCAGCCGCAAGCCCACCGGCCCGCCGCTGCCCGCGTACGTCGTGCTCCCGCGCGTGACCGTGTCCGCAGTCCCGTTGAAGGGCGCGAGGCGCGTGTTGCCCCCGAAGAACACCACGTTCGCTGTGCCCGACGCGAGCACCACCGGGCGCGGGTCGTTCACGTCGGGGACGCTCATGTTCACGCGGTTCGCGGACGCGAGCAACGCCTCCTGCTCGCTCGTGCTCGTGCCGCCGTAGACCTCGGACTGCGAAACGGGACCGCTCATGCTCGTGTGACCTCTTGCGAAAGTTCCCAGCGGCCCTGAACGAAGCGCGCGGTGTCGGTCTCGGTGCCCTCGGTGTCGAAGCGGTAGAGCTCCGCGTCCCATCGCCCGGCGCAGCACTGAGCCGGAAGCGTGCGCGTCACCGCGGCCGGGATGCGGAAGCGAACCGTGCGCGCCACCGGGTCGATGATCGTGCAGTTGATCTCGGCGAGGAATCCGTTCGTCGCGTCGGCGAAGTCGTTGCGCAACTGCGCGCGAACGAGGAAGCCCGTCCAGTTGATCGCGATGCCGCCCGTGACCGGGAACGTCACCACATCAACGAAGTCAGAGCCCTGGAGAATCGCCCGACGCTTGCGCCGCGTCCACTCGTGCGCGTACGGGACGATGGGGCTCATCGCTCGAAGTACAGCGCGGTCAAGGTGCCGGAGGAGATGACCGTGACGTGCGATGGACTGATCGGCAGCACGCCAGGCGCGACGCTCGTGATCGTCACGTCCGAGCCGCCGGCGAACTTGCACGTGAACGTCGCGGTCGCGTTGACCAGCACGGCATCAGGCACGATCGCAAGCGGGCTCGCCGATGCGCTGATCGCAGCCGCGGTCTTGAGCCCGCTGCGGAGTACGGTTTGGCTCATTTGGGCCTCGAAAATCGAATGGGCAGCCAGAGGTTCCACAGTCCGGGCGGGCGCGTTTCTTCGCCGTCCATGACGAACTTCGATCGGCACTTGAGGCAGCCCGAGAACCAGCGCTGAAGCGCGAGCGGGCCGGAGCCCGTGGGCAGCGCCATCGTGCGCCACTGCCACCAGCTCATGCGATGCTGGCACCCTGCCGGCTCGGGAGCGGGGGCGGCCTCGGGCGGGTCGATCATCGCAGCCTGCGGGTCTTCGCTCACAGCTCGACCTCGATTGCGTCGTCGCCGCTGCTCGAGCTGACCGACGCCCCGCCGCCCGTGGACGTGCTCACGCTGCGCACTTCAATCTTCGGGCGCGAGCCATCGGGGCGATCGCAGACCTCGATCTCGGTCGTGACCACGACTTGCTGCGGCTTCTCGGGCTCGACCAGGCCGAGGATGCGCGACGTGTGCGTGATGGCGTGCGCCCAGTGCTGGTGCGCCGGGTTCGCAGCAACGCCAGCCACAGCCTGCGCCACTTCGGCCGATGTCTTGTCGTCGAACGCGCGCTCGAACGCTGCACGCAGGCGGGCTTTCGCGGAATACCCCGCTGGATTGCCCGATTGCCCCTTCTTGAAGCGATACGGAGCCGTCCTCGCCTTTGACTCGGCGTAGGGGTCCTGCTGCTCGGCCTCCTGCTCGTGATCTTGCTCGGGCGCTTCGCTCACGCCCCCTGGTCTATCCCCCCGCGCGTCGCGCTGCAAGCCCCGCCCCTGCACGATCGCGCGCCAGCTTGACCCGGCGGGCTACCGGACGCCCGGCGCGAGCCTGAGCGATCCTGGGAGGCTCAGTCCCACAGCTCGCCGCCGCGGGGCTCGTGGAAGTCCCGCACTTCGGGCCGTTCCGTAGCCATCGGAGCGCTCGGCGCGGGCTTTTCCAGCCCCACGCTGACCCAGCCCAGCGTGCGGTTGGGCGCTGCGGTGCCACGCCCATTCGCCGCGGTGTCTCCGCGCACGATTGCCGCCGTGATCGCGTAGAACTCCTCGACGCGAACGGCAGCCGTTTCGTCGCCACGGGCGCGGCGCTCTGCGGCCATTTTCGCGCTCACCCGTGCGATGATCTCGAGCCGGCGATCGCGCGACAGGAAGGGCTGGAAGCTCATCGCAGCTTGCGCTGGTCGGATCGCGGGTTGAACGCGGGCTCGATCGGCGTGTCGAGGTTCGCGCCGGGACCGGACCGCATGGCGCGCTGAACGGCGCGGCGATGGCAAGCGGAGCACTTCCCACAGCGGCACAGACGCGGAACTCGGCCACGAATGTCGGCAATCGTCGGGGGCCACTTCTCGCTCGCAATCCACTGCGCGACGGCGGTTTCGAGCTCGGCGGCCTCAACGTCGTGCAGCATTTCGAGCCACAGCGGCAGGGTCGCAGGGGCGACGTGGAAGCGGTCGGGGTACGCGAGGGCCAGCTTGGCGAGTGCGCGCACAGCGGCGGCTTCGAGGGGCGATGCGAGGTTGCTCATGGGAGGTCCAGGGCTGACTGTCGGAGGATGCGCAGGCTTTGCTCTGCCGAGCCCGCAGCCTGCGAAGTGCGGCGCTCGTCGGGGTAGTGGATGCCCTGCCAGTTGCCGGCGATCGAGGCCTCGACGGCAGCGGCGAATCGGTCGGGGCCTTCGCGCAGTGCGCGGTTGAGGATCGCGGCGGCGGCAAGCGCTGACGGCGGGCGGGCTTTAGCTCCAGCCGTGCCCGTGTGCTCGATCCAGACCGCCCAGGCTCGCGCGAAGGTCGGGTGCGTGGACATACGGGCGTACTCGGGGCGGGCGAGCACGGACTCCCAGCCCTCGTCGGGCTTGCGGCGTGGAGCGCGCTTCGCAGGTTGGGGGGCGGGGTCACCCCCTGGAAGGGGGGTAAGGGGGGTTTGTACTTCCCTTCCCTTCTCCATCCCAATCCCAATCCCTTCAGAAGGCATAGCCGCGGCAGTGCCGTGGGAGTGCCGCGGCATAGCGTTGGCATCGGACCCCTGTTTTTCGGCCCGCCAGCGGGTCCAGCGGGTTGTTGCCCGGGCCGATTGGCGCTGCGACTGCTCGTCGGCGAGCTTGCGCTCGAACTCCAGGCGGGGATTGCGACGCCTCCCATCGGGGTCCACCGGGAACTGTCCGAGCACGCGCTCAAGGTCTGCGGCATCTGCGCCGGCAATGCGCTGGCAGAGCCGCCGCACTGCCGCGGCATCGGGCGGCAAGCTGCCGGTCTCCCACTGGCGGCACAGCAGGAACAGGTACACGCCGACGTCAGCCGCAGTCATCAGCTCCACGGCCTCCGCTGACCAGAAGTCGCGGGAGTAGAACAGGAACGCGGGCCGAGGGTCGTTCACTGGACCGTCTCCCCTTCGAACTTGAACAGCTTCCGCACGCTCACCAGCTCCCAGTCGGACGGACCGTCAAGGAGCGCATCCCGAAACTGCTCCGCAACCAAGGCAAGCAGCCGGCTCGAAGCCACGTGCACCGCCTGCGTGCGGGTGACCGCGGCGTGCGCGCCAACGTCCACCGTGATGGAAAGCCACTCCCACGAGCAGCGCGACATGGGCCGGTAGGTCACCGCCCACCCCACCACCGTCCGCGTGGGCCTCATGGCCGCACCGCCAGGCGCACGCGAAGCACCTGCTCGAGCGCCTCGACGAGCTCGCGGGGCGGGGGCGCGATCCCTCGCTCGTAGCGCTGCAGCGCCGAGTGTGAGACGGCAAACCCAGCTTCGTCGCGCAGCCGGGCCACCAGATCCCACAGCGACAAGTCGGCGTCCACGCGGGCCGCACGCAACGCCTCGCAGTTAATCGGTGGGCGAGGCCGGATCGCAGGCCCCATGCGAATCTTGCGGATCTTCTCGGTCATGGCGCGGATGGTAGCCCGCCACCCAGATAGATGCAACAGCCGACCTAGTTTCGAGCGCACCGGCCTAACACTGCAGCCCGACGAGACTTACGCCACCCCATCCATTTTCTACCGTTTAGCGTTGACCGCCAGCGCTAGAGCGTCGATAGTACCTCCATCGCCGCGACGCCCCGACGAGTGACCGGGGCCGGACGGCGCGACACACGAGGGTTTGACTATGAAGCGCTTCTACTATCGCTGCTCGGACTGCTGCTCGGTTGCTGCGATCGAGGCCGAGCGCGCACCCGTGGATCTGCGCGGTTCGTGCGGCGGCACGATGGAACTAATGGGCGAGGTCCGACGCTTCATGGTTTGGAACGTGGAGCAACACGCCGCCTGCGACTCGCGTTGCACTGGGGCGGGGGGGCCGTCCTGCAATTGCTCGTGCGGTGGCGCAAACCACGGCACGGGCGCGGTCCGCGAAGTGCTGCGCAACGGGCAAGGCATCCCAACGGTCTCGGCTTGCGATGTTGCTCGCGGCGAAGCCTTTCGGTCTGCTCTTGAGTTCGCGCGCGCGCGCTACAAGCTCCAACACGGCCGCGCGATTGAGCTTAGGGCTAGCGGCTCTTGGGTTGACTCTGACAGCTATTGGGCGATGGAGTCGGATAGAGCCGCGATCTCGCACGCTCGCGGTCTCAAGTCGTACTCGGGACGCATGAAGGCGCTGGCGAATGTGTGCGCCGCAAAGGCGGTGCAGCCGTGAGCACGCGCGGCATTGTTGGCCCCCGCGCCGCCCGACTGCTCAACACATCCGAGCTTGTGCGGTCTTGGTTTGAGGACTCCGACGGACTTTGGGTGTCGCTGGCCGACGGATACGAATTGGATGGCCTGCGATGTCTCCACATTGAGCCGAGCGACTACAGCGAAAATCGTCTGCGAGCGGAGCTAAGCGAAGTGGCGCGCGCCCCGGCGGTGCAGCCGTGAGCGCGCCGAAGTTCACGCCGGGGCCGTGGCGGTACGACGATCTTTCGATCTACACGGACGATGCCAATGCACGGGATCGCGTCATCATCGCAGAACTCTGCGGCCCTGGAGTCACAGCCGAAAAGCGCGCGGAGTATCGCGCTAACGGTGCGTTGATCGCGGCTGCGCCCGCGCTGTACTCGGCGCTGCGCATGATCGTGGAATCTCACGACGCGACTTGTCCCGGCGAGTCGTGCGGCATCATGGGCATCGACCTAGCTCGCGCTGCACTAGAGCGCGCACGCGGCGAGGTTCGCCCGTGAACAAGCGCCAACGCTCAAAGGCTCGCCGCTCCAACAAGATGCGCCGCGAGCAAGACCGCGCTGCACTGCGCGAGCAGAAGGCCCGCATCGTCGCGGATCTGCGCGCTCGCGGCCTGACGCACGACCCGCGGTTCACGGTGTCGGCACTGTCCTTGGGCTACTCGGAGACTCCGCCGCAGGAGCCGCGCGAGGTCGACGGCATCGTGCGCCTTCACGGCGGCTACCGCTTCAACGTGGCCCGCGCGCGCCGGGTGGTGCGCCAATGACCAACCGCGACGACTACGACTGCGAAGGCGAAAGCCTCGCGGACTTCTGGAAGGGCGTCGGGATCTTCCTCGCGCTCGGCATTCTTCTCTTCTACGCGCTCCCTTTGGCGCTCAAGCACCTATGAAACGCAAGACCACGAAACGCCCCAGGTCCGCACTGGCCCGCCACGTCGCCGACGAGTTGAAACGCCTCAAGCTGCGCCGCGAGGAGGCGTGCGTGCGCGCCGGCATCGGCATCGCGTCGCTCAACAACTTGCTCTCCGACTACCGCGGCAAGATCCCCGGCGAGCTCGTGTGCGACAAGCTCGACCGACTGTTCGGCACGACCGTTGACCGTCGCGTGTGGAGCCTCGCGCTCGACCAACGGCGAAAGGCGGCTGCCCGTGCGCGCTGAGTTGAACCGCGAGCAATGGCTCGCACTGCGCACCGGCTCGATCGGCGCGAGTGAAGCGGCGGCAGCGTGCGGCGAGTCGAAATACTGCTCGGCGCTGCGACTGTGGGCCGAAAAGAGCGGCAAGCAGGAGCGCGAGCACGTCTCCACGTTCGCCACGCGCCGCGGTCTGGCCCTCGAAGCGTTCGGGCTCGAAGAGTACGCCTACGCCACCGGCTACCGCTTGCTGCCCACGGCGACGCCCGAGGATCGCGCGGCGTTCGAGCAACGGCTGGAGGCTCTCGGCGCGTGCAAGGTCGAGGGCTGGGTCCACGAGCGCGGCCGCTGGCAACCGTTCGTGCGTTCAACGAAGTGGCCGTGGATGACGGCGACGTTGGACGGTCTCGCCGAAAGGCCCGACGGCACGCTCGAAGTGGTCGAGATCAAGACCGTGGGGATGAACGCGGCGCGCGACTGGGGCGGCGACGAAAGCGGCATGGCCCCCACCATCTACCGCTTCCAGGTGCTTCACTCGCTCGCCGTCACTGGCGTTGAGAGCGCGTGCCTCGGCGCGGTCATCGGCATGGACGCCTTGCGCATGGTGATCGAGAGCGCCCACGCGCCGAGCATCCCCATTCACTCGATTGTCGCGCTCGAAGGCTCGTTCGCGCGATGCCTGCGCGAAGGTGTCGAGCCCGACTGGGACTCGGCTGCGGCCGGCGACGCGCGCAAGGTGCGATCGGCGCTGCACCCCGACGACAGTGGGCGCACGATCATCCTGCCCGCCGACGTGATGACGATTCACGTGGAGTTGCAGGCGTGGCGCACCGAGCGACTCAAGCTGAAGAAGCGCGTCAAGGACTTGGAGACGCTCGAAGAACAGGCCGCGACGCGCATCGAGGCGCTTCTCGACGGCGCGACCTACGGCAGCTTGCCCGATGGATCGGGCGAGTACGTGAGAAAGACCGTGAGCCGCGCTGGCTACACGGTGGGACCGACAACCTACCCCCAACTGACATTCAAGGAGAACGGCAAGTGAGCGAACACACGCAAGCAGTGCAGGCCCAAGCGCCGCCGCAGCGCAGCATCAAGGCGCTGCTGACGACCGACGATTTCAAGCAGCAGCTCGGAATGGCGCTCCCGCGTCACATCCGGCCCGACCGAATGCTGCGCACGATTCTGACGAGCGTGCGCAAGACGCCGAAGCTGCTCCAGTGCACGCCAGAGTCCTTCTTCTCGTCGGTGCTCACGCTCGCGCAGCTTGGGCTCGAGCCCGACGACCCGCGCGGACAGGCGCACCTCGTGCCGTTCAACAAGAAGGACCGCAACACGGGCCAATGGGTTCCCGAGTGCCAAGTGATCATCGGCTACCGGGGCTACATCGACCTCGCGCGCCGCACCGGCGAAGTGGCCACGATTCGCGCCGAGGTCGTCTACGAGCGCGACGAGTTCAGCTACGAAACGGGCCTCACGACGAAGCTCGTGCACAAGCCGACCGAGGCGATGGACCCGGGCAAGGTGCGCGCGGCCTACGCCGTGGCCACGATGCGCGACGGGACGCAGGTCGAGAAGGTCTTGTGGGCGCGCGACATCGAACGCGCTCGCATGTCGAGCAAGGAGGGCGCGCAGGGGCGCGGGCCGTGGCACGACTGGTATCCCGAAATGGCCGCCAAGACCGCCGTGCGCCGCCTCATGAAGACGCTGCCGAGCTCGGCCGAGTTCTCGCTTGCCGAGTCCATCGACGACGCGCCCGTGCTGCCGATCGACATGAAGACGCTGGAGATCGACACGTCGGCCGCCGTCGCGCGCCTGCCCGAGCAGACCGAGGCCGAAGAGCAGACCACCCCCGTCGCCGACCGCATGGCCGCGAAGGCCGCGAAGGCCGCGCCCGCAACTCCCGCCGCGAACGTCGAGCTCGACGAGAACGGCAACCCCCTCCCGTCCGCCAAGTTCTGAGGCCACCATGAGCGAATCCCTCACCATCAACAACGTCGGCGCCCTTGCGGCGCTTTCCATCCCCATCCCCGCCGGCGGGGGCGTCGTCGTGCTGCGCGGGGCCAACGGCGCAGGCAAGAGCACGGCGCTCGAATCGGTGCGCGCGCTGGCCGGCGAAGATGCCGCGCTCGAGCCGCGCCGCCCCTTGGACCGCGGTACCGTCGAGGGCCTCGGCGCGAAGCTGACCGTCACGGCCCGGCGCACCCAACGCGGGGGCGAGCTCGTCGCCACGATGATCGAGGGCGCGCACGTCGAGACGTTCGTTGACCCCGGCCTCGCCGACCCCGAGCGCGCCGATTCCGCCCGCATCGTGGCCCTCTGTCGCATGGTGGGGGCCGCGAGCGACCTGCCGACCTTCGCCGCCGCCGTTGGCGTCGACCATCGGGCCGCCAGCGCAAAGACCGTGAGCGCCTCGACGCTGCCCGACCTCGCCGCGGGCCTGCGCCGCGACCTGCAGGCGGCGGCGCGCGAGTTCGAGACGAAGGCCGAGGCCGAGGGCGGCGCGCTCAGCGCGGCTCTGGCGCTGTCTGGAGGGGCCGGGCCGGAGGACGTGGCCGACGTGGGGGCCGCGCAGTCGGCGCTTGCGTCCGCGACGGTCGAGCACGCCCGGCTGGTCGAACGTGCGAAGGGCGAGGCGCTGGCTGCGAGCCGGGCCGAGCAGGCACGCCAGGCGCTCGAGAAGGCCGAAGCGGAGCACAGCGGCCCGCCGGCAGCGCAGGCCGAGGCGGCGTTGCGGCTGGTCGAGCGCGCCGTGGCCGACCTCGAGGCGCAGTTGGCCGAGGCCCGCGCCGAGCTTGCGACCGCGAAGGCCGCGCACGTCCGCGCCCTGGACCACGAGCGCACCATCGCCACGCTGCGGGCCGCCATCATGCTGCCCGCCGAAACCGTGACGCCGGATCAGGTGCGCGAAGCCGCCCTCGCCGTGGACGCCGCACGCGCGACGCTGGAAGGCGCACAGGCTCTCACGCAGCGAGTCGCCGCGCGCAAGAAGGCCGACAAGCACGCCGCCGCGAAGGATGCCGCCACGCTCGAAGCGAAGCGACTGCGCGACGCGGCCGAGAAGTGCGACGAGGTGCTCCAGTCGATGCTCGCGCGCGCGATGCCGGCGGGCCTCACGATCGCCGAGGGCCGGCTCGTCTACCAGCGCGGCGCGAAGGTCGAGCGGTTCGGCAAGCTGAGCCACGGCGAACGCTGGAAGCTCGCCATCGACATCGCGCTCGACGCCATGCCCGCGGTCGAAGGGCGCGTGAAGCTCGTTGTGATCGCTCAGGAGGCGTGGGAGGGCCTCGATCCCGCGAACCGCGTGGACATCGCCGAGCACGCCCGCAAGCGCGAGTGCGTGATCTTGACGGCCGAGGCTGACTCCGGCGACGTGCGCGCCGAGGTTCTCTAGTGACTGGCCCCGTCGAACACATGGAGAGGGGCGCGCTGGATCAGTACGGCGCGCTGTTCGGCGGGGCCTTTTCTTTTCTACGGATTAGCGTTGACGGGTAGCGACATGGCGTACATTCTGGACGCAGCTTTGATCTACCTCGCGTGGTGCTCGCTGGTGAGCGCCGCGGCTGGGGTGAGCTACTGGGCATTCACAAGGAGAACGCGATGAACGAAGCTGAGAAGAAACTGCGGGAGCGCGCCGCTGCGTTGCCGCTTGACGAGTGGGCCGCGTGCGTTGGCCGTAGCGGAGAAGATCGCGGCAGCAACACGCGGGCTCGCTTCCACGAAGCGCTCGCGGACTTCCTGCGCAGCGAGCCGTCCTCCCCCGCCGTGGTCGAGCCCGAGGCGCTGCGGCGCGTGCGGGATGCGTGGAATGCGCTACCGAAGAGCCCGCGCGGCCAAGATCTTGCCGAGTGGCGTCACGAGCACGCCTTTGCGATGTCGCCGTGGTACATCGCGTTCCGCAAAGCCCTCGCCGACCTCCTCGAAAGCGCGCCGGTGGAGGGGGGCGACGTGGAACTCTTGCGCGTCACGCTGGACAGCACGCGGCGTCAGCTTGACCAGACGACCGAGCTACTCAAGGCGCAGGGCATCACGCTCGCCGCCGCCGAGAAGGCCCGCGACGAGGCCAAGCGCGAGGCGGAAGCGATGCGCGACCTTGCGACTCGCAACGCGAACGAGCTGAACGCGGCGGTCAAGGAGCGGGACGAGGCAATCTCTCAGCGCAAGCACATCGCAGCCGAGAACGGCGAGCTGTACCGCAAGATTGCTGCGCTGGAGGCCAAGCTCGCCGCGCCGCTCCAGCCCGACGAGTACACGCGCGCTGCGGTGGCGTACGCGGAGGGGCTGCATGACATGCGGGTTGACGCCGACGAGTTTCGCACGATCGCCGACACGTGGAAAGCGCTCTACGCCGCCCGCCAACGCGGCGAGCCGAGCGCGCCCAAGCCGCCGCCGGGGTCTGTCAACCTGCCTCACGTCATCCCCGCGCCCGTGTCCTCGCAGCCGACCGCGCGCGTGCTGGAGTGCTGGGTGCGCGAGTACGACGACCGCTCGTACGTCTACGGGTACGCGAGCGAGAACGACGCTCTTAGCCATAGTGGCATCGGCATTGTCCGCGCCCACAAGGTCGCCCTGCCGGTCATCGAGACCGTGGAGCGCGGGGCGTGAGCTTCAACGTGGGTGACAAGGTCACCGTGTGGCTTGACAGCGAGCCGCAAGAGGTCCGCAAGATCGTGCGCGTCGCTGGCCGCAAGGTCGTTGACGACAAGGGCGGTGAGTGGCTTGCGCGCAACGGATGCGCGTGGGGAAGCACGGACCGCCTATGGGGCGTGCAGCGAATTCGCGCCACGAATGAGTCTGATGTCGAGCGCGTCGAAGTCCTGAGCCTTCAACGTACGTGTGGGCGCGGACTTCGATCAGCGGAGGGGCTCGTTAAGTCTTGCAACAGCTTGAGCGATCTGCGGGCGATCCAAGACTCGCTTAGGACCATCCTGAGCATTATCGGCGAGGTGCACCAATGACCGCGTGGACGAGCGAGCCGCCGCGCGAGGGGGCGGGATACGACCCGAAGGTGTACACGAGCGACCTTCCCAGCACGCCCGGCTGGTACGTGGTCAACGGTAGCGGCCCGATGGAGTTCCAGATCGACAGGAACGGCGTCGTCAGCTTTGGGCCAGACGAGCGGCAGATGCTTTGGAGCTACGCGGCGTCGCACGGTGCAGCGCGCTCGATCTTGCCGATCCCGAGCGCGGAAGTGCTCGCGGCGATGGAGGCGCTGGCCGAGGCGTGCGCCCACGCGGATCGTGACGCTCGGATGCTGAGAAGCGAATACCTTTGGCGTTCACGGATTTCCGCCGCCCTACGCGCGCTTGAGGAGGCGAGACGTGGCTGACACCTCAAACAACATCATCGGCACCATCACCGTGAGCGCGCCGTTCGAGCGCGATGGGCGACGCTACGACGCGACCGTCACGTTCGACTTGCACGCGGACGGCCAACGCTCGTTGCGCAAACAGGAAGTCACGAGCGGCGTCTACATCGTCCACGACCAAGACTTCGAGGAGGACGCCTACGCGCTCATGCACGCCTGGAACACGCGCGAGCTTGAGCTGACCGTCGCGGCATTGGAGCGCGAGAACGCGGCGATTCGAGTTGACCGTGACGAATGGAAGCTGGCCGCCCGCGCCGCGATGGAGGCGAGCCGTGGGTGACATCACCTTGAAGCCGTGCCCGTTCTGCTCCGGCGCTGGAAGGCTGACTGGACGAGGCGACGACCAGCACGGATACCAAGCGGTCGAGTGCGTTGCGTGCGGAGTGCGTACGCGATCGTTCTACTTCGGCGTGGCGAATCGCGCGTACGGCGGGGCCATGTTCGATTGCGTGCCGCATTACTTGGACGTGGCGGCCGCTGGGCGTGCTGTGGCGAAGGCGTGGAACCAACGGCAGGAGGCGAGCCGTGGCTAGCGACGCAGCAGACATGTGGCGCGAAGTGAAGAAGGCCGCGCAGGTCAAGCGCGCGAGCAATCGCGCAATGAGCGCCGGATTTCTCCGCGGCGAAGGCATCGCGTTCGAGACTCGCAACGACGGCGCGCACCTGATCGTCAGCGTGGGCGAGCGCGTGGCTGATTTCTGGCCGGGCACGGGGCTGTTCCAAGTGCGCGGCGGGAAGCGTGGGCGTGGCGT